AGACTTAAAATTTTAAGTAGTGATACTGATATAATGAATTTTATAATTGGAATATCAGTAACTTTTACCGTACTTGGTGTTATAATATTATCACTTTTCTGCCCAAAATCGTGTTGCGATGATGATACTGAAACATAAAGAATTACGTGTGTACTATATAAATGGAACCTATATATACATTCTTAATAATTTTTGGAACTGTATGTGGTTCGTGTATGTTGTTTAATCCCGTGATTAAATGTTACTATTACTGTTTCCCGTATAAAAAGGAACACGTTGTTGAAATATAAAGATTTTATCATATATACTAGTAAGTATGATAGAAGTCTACACAGACGGAAGTTGTTTAGGAAACCCCGGTCCCGGTGGTTGGGCATATATTATAGACGACTTTATAGGTCGAGGTGGTGATAAAGTAACCACAAACAATGTAATGGAAATGACCGCGGTCGTAAAAGCACTCGAGAAGTGTATAGAATTAGGACACGATACCGTAACTGTATATACCGATAGTAACTACGTAAAAATGGGGTTACTCGAGTGGTCGAAGAATTGGGAACGTAACGGTTGGAAAACGAGTAAAGGTGAACCCGTAAAGAATAAGGATTTATGGATACACATGTTATACCTATTGCGTAAAATTGATTTTGTTGATATAAAGTGGGTCAAGGCACACAATGGAAACAAAAAGAACGAGATTGTAGATACACAGGCTCGCGAATATGCTTATTTATTTTCTAAGAAAGAGTAATGGGAGAAGTACCAGAACAACATCATTGGTGTCCAAAACAAGAACAACTCCTAATCCGATGGGCCGAAAAGGCTGCCGGGTACCGATGGTTACACAATCACGCACGTATGTTTTATAAAAAACAGAACGATTGGTTATCGTACCCGTGTATAGTTATATCGAGTATTACGGGTGTTGGTGGGTTTGCGGTTTTAAGTCCTAATGATCAAAACATGTCGACCGAACAAAAACAAAAAATTGTTATTTTTCAATACTTTTTCGCGTTTATGAATGTTATTGCGGGTATACTTACATCGATATCAAAGTTTAACAATTCTTCACGTATGATGGAAGCACACTCGGTCATGTCCGTACAATACTCAAAATTCTATAGGAACATTGATATGGAATTATCATTAGAAACCAAATATCGCGAAGACGTTTTAGATTTTGTGAATAAAGTGCGTTTAGAATACGATAGATTACTTGATGAAGCACCCGATATACCCGGGCACACGATAGAGGCGTTTAACGAAACGTTTCCCGATAAAGAAAACAAACCTGACGTGTGTAATGGTTTAAGTATAATTTCAAATAGTGAACTAGTTAAACAAGACGATTCGCGTGTATCAAAAGCTATAAAAAAATGGATGACGCGTCCAAAAACACCAGATAACAAATTACCAACACCGAGACACTCACTAGATTTAGAGTCTTACCCTTCGTGTGGGGTATAAAGATTATGGTTTATATATGAATATGATCCTATAGCTCAGTTGGTTTAGAGCGCGGTGCTTATACACTACTAGGTATACCTAAGTGACTTTATCGTCACAAACGCAACGCCGAGGTCGCGGGTTCGACCCCCGCTGGGATCACGCCTACTTTTTAACGTGTTAAAGATATACCACGTTAAAAAGTAAATGATTCGAGTTTCTTCAATCCCCCCGTCCCCTGAAAACAAACGTAACCAAATACGTAAGAACATTCTCGAAGGTACGTATTCTAAAAAAATAAATATTGCGTTTCAAACGTTCGAGAACCCACGCCTTCAGTTTAGGTTCGCGGAAGCACTCGACGAGGCCGATGAAAAGTGTTACGTTTCGGGAACATCAGAAGAGTGTTTTGCGGCATGGCAAGAAGTTGATGAATTGGAAGATTCAATGATGCGTCTCGGCGTAGAAGTATTTCAAAACTATAGTATGCGATACGGGTCATTACTCAGACGTACGTTCAAACTTAGATGGAATGTTCGTAACGTCGAGGACCATCACGTCATACCAAAAGAGTTCAAGAGTCACCCAATTATTGAAAAGATAAACTACGATATCCACGCGAGCGAAAACATAATAATGATGCCGCGTGAAATTGGTAATTTGCGTGAGAATAGACTTACACATAGAGGTAATCATAAAAAGTATAACGAATATGTCGGTAACGTTCTTAATTCGATGGAAAATACCGATATAACTGAACCAGAATTTAAACAGTTTGTTGACTTTTTAAAAATTGGGTGTCGGTTTCGTCCACAAGATATACCGTGGAATTAGCGTGTTTACCACCCGTACTCGAGTTCGTCGGTGGTTGCAGTAGGGTACCGTTTCGAAAAGAATTTACGTTTTCCCCAATTACTGTGTCCGATGGTACTGTTATGACTACGGTCAATGTGTAAACAGTGTCGAAGATCTTTATAGTAAACACGCGCACCTCGCGCAATGATATCTTCGTGTTTCATGTCGACATGGTTATCGATAGGAAAAAAGTGTTTGTAGTACCTTTTCATATTATCGACGTGTATGAGGTAACACTTGGTACTCGAAATCCACTTAACGCGTTCGAGTCCGCTCTTTTCAGCACTTTCCTTATCCGGGTATCGTGATAAACAGTGGAAGAAACACATTTCGAAATCGTCACCCTTTTTGTTTATAACGTCCTGAATTTCCCGGTAAACGCGTTTATCTTTTATAATGACATTATCTTCAAAAATAACGGCATATTTGAGGTTTTGTTCGAAACACTTTCGGTAAAAGTCCATGTGTCCCATATAACACCCAATAGCACCTAAATTGAAATAGGTAATATCCGGTCGCGTTTTGTTCGCGTTATAGTGAAGTTTTAAAGCCTCGCGGTAATAGTTCGGTTCGATGATTTTCTGGTACTTTTTAGCATTTTCGAGTTTCCTGGTATCCGTCCCATATATGATTTCTAGAGGTACAGATTCGTCGTAATGGTTAATAAACTTTTCGCGTCGGTCGGCTGATGTTTCCAGGGTGAGAAGAAAACACTTATACTCTGGGTTTCGACGGGAACGACGTAACAAAAGTGTAACGAGTACCAGTAGAAGAATCGATATTAAAATCGGAATGAACATTCTTACTTAAAGAGTACAGACATTATAATTTTGTGATGCCGTGGCCGAGTGGTCTAAGGCGCCAGATTAAGGCTCTGGTTCGAAAGAGCGTGTGTTCAAATCACACCGGTATCATAACACATCCTCTGTCATATAATGGTTAATATTCCTGGCTGTTAACCAGGCAATCTGCGTTCGATTCGCAGCGGAGGAGTTTTATTTAGATATACGTTTCGGGTGTAAAATGTAATTTCCTAAATTTATCTGCGACATTTAATGCTTCTCTTTCTGTATCATATCTTCCTAAGTAAACATTTTTATTTTTTATATAAAAACTAACCAACCATTTTTTTCTATGATGATTATAATAACAATTTGAAGATCTTCTATTTCCAACTCTCTTACTTTTAGGTATTTCAAAATTATCTGGTTTGTCTGTAAACTTTTTCTGAACTTCTATAGCTTCTTCTCTTGTTTTAAATGGGCCACCAATTTTATATGGATCTCCATTTCTATGTCCATGAACAGACCATGAAGTTATAGACCCATCTTTTTTTGAAATGTTACCAACTATTCTACCAAGAAGACCATTTCTTCTCTTACTAATTTCTCTTTGTTTTTCAATCATGATGTTTCTCGATACATCAGAAACTCTTTCACTTCTTCCACCACCTTCGCGTATATTATATCCATAAGGTTCTAATGTTCCGTAATCACTTATAAATTTTCTTTCCATTTCACCGAGTATATTAGAATCTCCTTCCCATAGAACAGATACATTGAAGTTTTCCCAATTATAACATTGAATAGCATTGGATAGAGCACGACATGCATTTTTGTTATAGATTCTATGCTGACAAATACGTTTTTTTAGAGGTTGAATAGTTTTACCTATATATGATTTTCCTGTTACTTCACAAGTTATCTTATATATTATACCCATATACTATACTTAATGTCATATTAAAATTAAATTAATGTGTCGCGAGTATTTTTTAAAAATATAAACATAAACATTTGGGAACGTTCAGAACGAAACACGAAGCTGAAACGTTTTTAAACGTGTATTTACAAATTTAGCAAACGATTCGCAGGTTCGATCCCTGTCGCGAGCATATTTCTATAGTCGAGCTCGTGTGGCCAAGTGGTAAGGCATTTGCTTTGTATTTTAACAACCTTTTAAAAAGTGTGTCCCACATTTTAAAAAGTTTTGTCGTGTAACAGTAATAGAGCAGGCCGAGCATGTTTTTATCAAATTGGCTCGTCTTTAAAATCGTATTAGCAGCCGTGACGGGTCTCGTGGATTACCCACTCGCGGCGGACGTTTTATTGGTGTACGATAATGCGAATAAACTATACTTGGACGGAAACTCTATCGATTACGTGTCGAACGTCGTTTTGTATAAAGGTGAGACGAGTTATACTTTAGGTATGGGTGATATTCTAAACAAAACAACTACGACCGCATACGAAGTAGCTTTACCAGCTAATTCTGTACACGCTACGTTTGGTATAAACCAAGATGCGACGCGGTATGTACACCAATACCCCGTAGCTGATGGGTACCAAAATGGTAAATTTCAGGTTTATTCGGGTACACCTTCCGGTGGGTATACCGAATACGGGAGTCCCATCACACCTTTTAACGGTGATGAGATTATTAATTGCGCCATGTCAGCTGATGGTAAATATATTCTGGTTACAACTTGGAATGGTGGTAATGATGGATATAAAATGTATAAGGACAATGGGTCGGAATATGTGTATCATTCATCGTATTCGTTTATAGGTAGTAAAACTACGACTGGGTATAATCCTGCATTTGTTCCGAGTAATAACAATTTCGTTATTACTGGTACGGACGATAGTTCTACATGGCACTTTAAATTATACGTTTACAATTCGGCTACGGAAACGTGGACGGCTAAAGTTCAAGTAACACCTCTGGGAGGATCTAGCTCGAATTATCAGAGAGGTTCTACAGGTAAGGGGTTTACCTATGATGGTAATTATTTCTTTCAAAGTAGTAATGGTACAACGACACGCGGTGAAGTTTGGTCAGTTGATTGGGATGCAAATACAATGACCTATAAATGGCACACAACTGAAGGTAGTGATGGTGATGGTGCTGGTGGTGCGATATCACCTGATAATAGGTACGTCGTCTTATGTAAACATACCGGTAATCCATATAGAGTGTACGAAAACATGAGTGGTGATTGGACGACCGTTGAAAACGTAACGTCGCAGTTTGACCTTACTGGAAGTGGTACGAGTACTTCATTTGGGAGTTATGGTGTAGGTTTTTCAGGATACTCGTCTGAAAACACAACACCTTTATACATTGGTCAAGCCGCAGGTTTATATGGTGATGGTAAGTTTAGATTAGAAAACTGGGCAAAACGTAGTCCTTACGAAATGTACATAACCCAACCCGGAACCTACCGCGCCGATTTACAAATTTGCGGCATCGACTATAAGACGAACGAGGTCGAGGTGACGGGGAGTGTGACACCCTTTAAAAAATATTCACAAACACAAAAATTTACAGGTAATGGTTCTAGTAATGATAATTTTGGTTTTGCAACTGATATACATGGTGATTACGCAATTGTTGGAGAATATGGTTATAATGGGTCTCGTGGTAGAGCCTATATATATCACAAATCCAACGGTGTATGGGATTTACAATCTACACTTTATCCATCACCGGCGGCAGATGATAATTTTGGTTATAGTGTTGCAATTTCAGCTGATTATGCTGTTGTTGGTGCTCGTTATGATGATGATAATGGTAATGCTGCTGGTAGTGTATATCTTTATAAAAGAACAGGTACATCATGGGGTGATATGCAATTTATAGATGCTAACGCTGAGTACCCTTTTGGTATTGCGCAGTATGGTAATAGTGTTGCAATATCGGGTGATTACTTTATAGTAGGTTCGGAAGGTGATACACCTGCAGGAAGAAGTAATTACGCGGGATCGGCGTATATATACCAAATATCTAGTACACAGAGTGCTACACAGAGCTCTGAAGAATATATAGTTCAGGCTGATAGTACCGGTGGTGAAGGGTATGGTAATAGCGTTGGTATTTCTGGTGATTATGCGGTTGTTGGTGCTGCGAATATAAATATTGACGTCTATATATACAAACGTACAACTGGTAATACATGGGCACAACAACAGAAAATAACAGGTAAAGGTTCTAGGATTGACATTGACGGTGATTATGTAATAATAGGAGATCACCCAAATCGTAAGGTTTATATATACAAACGAACTGATACAACATGGTCCCAACAAGCTGAACTCACGGGAGCTGAAAGTGTTACTGGTGACACTTTTGGTTCTAGTGTTTGTATACACGGAGAATATGCAGTTGTAGGTGCGGGTAACACGGATACAAATACAGGCGCGGCGTATGTATTTAAACGAACCGGAACTTCGTGGTCTCAGTATAGTAGATTTCAAGCTAGTGATAAAGCGACAAATCATAATTTTGCTAAATATATGAATGGGTTAAAAATACATAATGAAACTATTATAGTCGGTGGACCAGGTAATACCCCTTCGACGGGTGGTTCTGCTTATATATTTAATAACAGTACAGTCGCAGCCCTAACATTCGACAACTATAACAAACTCTCTCTATTACACGGTCTTTCTAGTGTTTCCTCCAAACTCTCTTACGGGTCGAACGTATACGATATAGGCACACTCACGAGTGACATAACCATCGAAAAACAAGGTGAATACGCGAGCTTAACGTTCGATACGAGTTCGAACGTGGCGTACTTTTCGAATGTGACGGTGGATGCGATTGCGAGTACGATGGCGGGTTACGAAGTTGAACAAATTATTAATGGTTTCGCAAGTACAACTGTCCATTTCTCGAGTCAAGGTGGTTTCGGTGGTTATATTGACTTTAACGGTGACGGG